CCGCGGGCTTCCGTAAGGGCTTCGGACACCTTGGCCGGGTCGCCGCGCAACACGGCGTCTTTCGGGATATTCCCAAGGAAGTCATCGAGCGAGGAAATCATTGCCCTGGCGGTCTCAGCCTCAGTAGGGTCAGTGGAAGCCGCCGCTTTCTTGAGGGTCCGGCGCAAAGTATCAACGTTTTGCCCGGAAACAAAACTATTGGCAGGGGCGGCGTCTAATTCGTCAACAATACCGAAGGATTTCGGCGACAATTTAGCGTTGAACCCCTTACGGTTTAGCGCGACGACTGTCTCATCTTTCCATTGTTTAAGAGCGCTCGGCTTTACGATAAGCTCTTCGATCGACGGATGATTGTACGCAGCGTCTGCCGCCTCGTAGAGAGCATCCGTCGTCGGCGCAGTTACGGGCTTGACCAGACGCTTGTATTCGTCGGCCGCTGCGCCGATCGCTTTCGCAGGCCCCATGACGGGGTTGAGAATATCGCCAGCCGTGCGCGCGACCTCGCCGACCTTCCCAAGCACACCAGGGGCGCGTTCGGCGAGGCTTCCGCCGCCCGTGAGGATCACGCTCAAGTCGCCAGCAACGCCTACCGGGTCCGTCGCCAGCGCTTTCTTGGCCGCCTCCAAGCTCCCATACCGATCGGCGAAATACGATCCGACCGCATTCGAATATTTCTCGTCGCCGCCCCACTTGCCTTTTTGCGCGGCAAGCGCGTGATCGTAGCGTTCGCCAAATGTCTTTTCAGGCAGTTTTTCAGCGCCAAGAGAGTTGGGAATGAACGGGTCGACTATCGGAGCGAGTGCGGCATTCGTCGCGGCGTCGGCTTGGTCGAGAGCGCCGGACGCGACGTTGTAAAGCCCCTTCGCCGTGTCGATCGGATGAACGATAGGCTGCACCATGTCTTTGGCGAAGTTGTACGCGCTCGACGGGGCGTTCGTTATCGCTTGGCTGGCAACTTCGCCCCATCCCATAGGGGCGGCAGGCTGTTGCTTCCCATCTCCAGCCGCCCCGCCAAAGTGCTTCCTCATAGCGCTTTGGATCGTGGCCGCATCTGTCCCGTCAGGAAAGTTGAACGACGATCCGTTGGCGTTGACGGTGATGGTCACGATGCTCTATATCCCGATGTTAGTGGCGGGGCCTGAGTGCCCGCCATATTCGGAAGAATTGGCGGGCATTTCATTTTCGTCTCCATCACTGCCTCAACTTAAACGTGCCCGTCGCCATATCATAGTCGTAATTTCCGGGGGGCATAGCCGCCCCTTGTGCGCCGTTTGCAGGCGGCGCAGCCGGCTGCTGTTGCCCGCTCCCCGGCATGTACTGGTTAGCCGCCCCTGGCCCCATCGTACTCAACCCAGGGATGGCAGCCAAACGGAGGTTGATAAGCCGCTGCGCCTCGTCGAGAGACGACGCCAATTGCTTGACGCCATAGTTCCCGTTTATTTGCTGATCTGCCAGCTTCCATGCCGATTCTGTCGGCGCGTAGCCGCCTTGCGCAAGCGACGTGAATTCTTCTTTCAGCGTATTCACTGCCTCGACGTAGTTGGTCGCAAGAATTCCCTTCGGCGTATTGCCTTGTGTTTGGATATACGCAGCCAACTCTACGGAGTTAAGCGCCGGTATCCCAGACATATCAAGCTCTTTTCCGAGAGCCTTAACTTCGTCCATCGTGTTGACAACGCTCTTTGCCAAGCCTGCAAACTTCGTCATTTGCGGGCCATTGAGCGACGCAACTTGCTTTTCCGCCGCTTTGTATTGAAGCGCGGCCTTCGCATAGTCGAAGTTGTCTTTCGCCAATATCTGCCTGACTTTCCCAGCAAGGCCAGCGCGAGATAACCCGACCAATGAAGGAGGCTGCTCGCCTTTTTTGATCGCCTCAGCAATGTCTTTTGCCTGATCGTCCGATGACGCCGACGCTGCTTTCGCGGCGTCTGTTTTCGCGGCCCTTTCTGTCGAAGCCTCGCCCCGATAGATTTCTTTCCCCGTCCTTGGATCGACGAGCGTGTCTCCAACCCTAATCGGGCTAATAGCCTTAACAAATTCCTCTCTCGATTTCTCAAGCGAGTTTACGAACGCCCTAGCCATCGGCGTCTGATTACCCATTAGCTTTGAAATCGCGCCGTCGATCTTCGCAATCGATTCCTCAGCCGAGTTAGCGCCCATCACGTTCTTCGGCTGCGGGACAAGCGGCTGTTGTTGGGGCGCAGCCTGCCCTTGCGGCGAAGGAGCGCCTGGCATGGGCGCAAGCTGGCCGAACTCCCCATTCTGCGCCAGCATGGCTGTGCGCAATTGGTCGCGAGGCGACTGCGCCGGTTGGCCTTGCGTTCCCGTAGGCGGTGCGGCGGGGCGGGCGGACGGCGGAGACATTGTGGAAGATGCGCCCGCGCTCGGCGGAAAGCCGGCGGCGCGCTGTTGCTGCGCGAGCGCGTTGACCTCAGCGTCGCCCTTCCAAGGTCCGAGCCCGCCGTTGACCATGCTGTCGATCGCATAACGGTCGGCCGCCTGCCACTGCTTCGGGTCGGCCGGATCGATGCCAGCTTTGCGCGCGTCGGTCCCGAGCCCGTCGCGGACATTTTCCTGAAAGTCGCCGAACGAAAACGCCTGCCCGTTCTTCACGTCAACCGTACTGGCGAGGTTCGGCGATTTCCAGCCGGTTGCGTTGTTGCCTTCGCCATGCGCGATCTTGTCGGCGATTCCGGCGACGGCTGTGGGATCGAGTCCTTTTTGCGCCGCGTCATAGGAGGCATAGGCCGAAATATAGGCGTCGTGACCCTGCGGCGTGTCGGGGAATTGCGTCGGGTCCGGCTTGGGGTAGTCCGCCACATTCACAGGGGCGCTCGCACGCGGCAAAGTCGGGATGCCGGACGCGGGCGACGCGCCGGGTTGCCCGCCGTACAGCGAGGCCATGACGTCCTTGACCTGTCCGGTCTGACCTTGCTGATTCCACATGGGCATGAGCGACATGACGTCCGTCACGCCGCCGCGCTGGGCAAGCATCTTGACCATTTCGGGAATGTTCGGCGAGCCATCTGGCAAGGTCGGGACGCCGCCTTGAAACGCGCGGCGCGTGTCGAGGTCCATCTGTTGATTGGCGAGAGCGTTCCGCTGGCTCTGCCCCTCGCGATACGTATTTCCGAGATTGCCGAGCGTCTTTCCCCACGCCGCATAATCCGGCGTAGGATAGTTCGGGGAAGGGACTACCTCAAACGGAACAGCCATTACACCCTCGCGAATTCGCCGTGATATTTATCAGCGGCCACAACGTAGGAGAAATGAGCAGCGGCTGGACACTCGAATGTCCCTAAATTAATATTTACTCCGTTTGTCATAATAGACGCTCCCCACTTTTTACTTGCCTTATACCAACGAGTACCCTTTAACCCGGAAGTATTAGATGACAGTACAGGGGTATTCCACGAGTTTTGTGCACTAGTTACTTGGCGAAGGTTCTCAAGTCTGTTGTCAGACTTATTAAGATTCTTGTGGTCGATATGATGATTAGGCCACATTCCAGTAGTGTAAAACCACGCAAGCCTATGACATGGATATGTTATGCCGTCTAAACTAACGTCAACATATCCGCGAGGCTTCACGCACCCGGCGACGCCGCCAACCTTTACGTTGCTAAATAGGCTTGGTTTCTTAAGCCACGTAAAAATCCCCGTTTCAGGGTTGTAGTGGAGAATGTCGTGAAGCCGTTCCGTTGTCAAAGCCATTTCCTAGCGCCTCACAGGAAACCGGCCAGCAAGTTCATGCCGCCGCCGAGAATATTTCCAAACAAAGCTTGATTCGCGAGGTCTTTGCTCGCGTTTGCATTGCCAATGCTCGTATTCGCGCCGTATTGCATGTTCCCGAGCACGTTCTGATTGGCGTTCGTCTGGTTTCCGAGCCCGGTATTTACGCCCGCGATTCCGCTCGCGGCTTGGCTCTGCGCCCCAAGATACGGCTCAAGCGCGCTCACATAATTGTTGTACGACCCTTGCGAGATGTTCTGATTCTGGTTCGAGAGCGCGCTCAACTGGCTTCCGCTGTTCAACGTGCCGTTGGCCGCCGCCGCCGCGTTCACGGCATTGTCGCCCGATCGAAGCGCGAACTGATATCCGGGCGAGGTCTGCAACGCGGCGTTCGCCGACTGGTTGCCGGACGCGCCGTTCAACCCCAGCACATTCCCGAGCGCCGCCGTCCCCTGCTGCGCACCGGCGTAATTCTGCATAAACGGCTGTAGAGCCGCCCCATAGTTGGTGTTGAGCGCCTGCGTTCCCTGATTTATGCTCCCGGTCGCTTGGCTCAAGCCTTGCTGAATGCCTGAGATTTGGTCGCTTGCCGCGTCGTTCGCGCCGTTTAAAAGAACGCTCATGGGAAGCCTCTATTTCTGCCGAATGGCGAGCGACCCGCCGTTGATGTAAGCCCCGCCGACCTGGACGCCCGCTTTCGCCGCGGACGCGTCATCTGTAGCGCTCGGCAAGATGTTTGAGAAATTGCCAGACGCAAGGGCCGTCATGAACTGAGCAAATGCAGGCGTAGGCCGACCTGAGGCGTCAACCCACGGAACCCCCGGCGAAGGCATGGTCGTATTTACGACCGCGTTTTGTCCTGAGATTCCGGGGCTTGCCACATCACGCTCCTACATATCTCGGGTCGCTCGATTGCGTCGCGCCCATGAATGAGACGTAAACCGGGTCCGTGATGTCGATCCGCCAGCGGTCGCCAAGCGCACTCGCAACGCCCATCCCCATAACATAAGAACGCGTCCGGCGCGTCTTCTGTTGCTGGCCAAGCGCCCGCACAAGCGGATTCGACCACGTTACCCCGCCGTCCTTCGAGATCGAGATTGCGACTTGAGGGTTCGTCACGTTGTTCGCTACCGTGAGATCGACGGCCGTCCCGCCAGAAGTGTACGCGTTCGAGAACGATGAGCCAAGCAAAGACAGATGGGTCGCATCGATAACCGTCACGATCCAGTTGCCGTTGGCCTCAACCGTCCCGACGATCCCGGACACGGCGCACACGTCGTTGCTGCTGACCTGGGCCGTCGTGTTGACGGCCAAGACAACAGCGCCGCCCGCCCCCGCCGCTGCGCCCGCAACCGTCATGGTCAGATTGCCGACCGCCTGCCCGACGCCAAAGACGAAATTGAAATCCGCACGAGCAACGCGAAGCTGTTCGGGGAAAGCCGAGACCGGCCCACTTTCCATCCGCCAAAGCTGAGTTGCGCCGTTCTCGCTCGGATTCGTGTCGTCGAGATAAAGCAAGTTTCCGGTCTGCTCATCGCCGGCCAGCCATTTCCCGAAAGCCGGATGGCCGCCCGTCGCGCGCCATCGTCCGAATTGCCCGGCGTTGAGCGATACGCGCTCGCTCCATTTCTTCGTCGAGAGGTTGAGCTCCCACGTCCAATCAGGCGAGGAAATCGACCAAAATTTCTTGCCCTGCGAGGCGTAGCAACTCGCCTCTAGCGTTTTGCCTGCGCGAATCGCCGCCTCGATAAGCCGGTCGAGATCGGGCGGAGATACCTTTGTGGGAAGGCTCAACGTGCTCGGCGGCAGGTAATAGACGCCGTTGTCCTGGGCAACCCAAAGCAGTTGCGAAAACCCGGTTTCCCATCCGTCGATCGCGTTCGCTTGAGCGAGCCCGACTTCCAGGATTGCGATGCGCGCGTAGGGGAAGTTTGGCGCAGCAATCGCCGCGTCTTGCCAGACCTCGCAAGAGCCCGTCGTGAACGCGAGCAGGAGGCCAGAGAACGCAATCACGCGCGAGAGGTTGACGTCGGCCTTCGCCTGGACTGTGACATAGGTCAAGGGATTGACGGTGAGCCCGTTCAACCCCGTCGCGTACATCTTATTTTTGCCGGTTGAGAAAAAGAAATAGCCGTCTTGGAAGCACACGGAATTGACGGCGGGAAGGTTGCCCTGCCCATTGAATGCCGTAGGCGAGCCCGTGAAAGCGCCATAGGTTCCCGTCCCGCCCGCGAGGTTTCCCGAGGCCGGGTTGAACACGACTGCCTCGGTTCCGATCGTCTGCGAAATGGTCACGACGCCGGAAGTCACCGTCGCCGTGATGGCGATGGCCGCCAAGGTCGTGTTGGCGTTGATCGCGGTTTTGAGAGCCGCGGCTACCGTCGTCGCACTCTCTCCCGCCCCGAGCGTATGGCTCACGGTAACGGGAAGCGTCGAGACGTTCGCGTTCGTGAACGTCAGCGAAACCACATCTCCGCTTGTGAACGTCGAACCGCCAATTGAAGCCGTCAACGTCGCCGTCAGTGCGCCGCCCGTTGCCACAAGCGCGCCTCCGATGGGCGCGAGCGTGACGGTTTCATTCCCCGTCCCGGTTTGCGTTCCTGAGATCGTCGTCGCATAACCGACGTTGCCGATCGCGGTAAGAGCGAACAACACCGAAGTCGAGTTGCCGATCGCGCCTTGGTGCGTGATCGTGAGCACAGCGCCCGCCGACGTGGCGGCAACGTGGGCGTTGCTGAGAACTGAATTTGCGCCGATCAATGTGGCGAACGCCGCCGCGATCGTCGTCAGCGTGTCTGACGAAACAATCGTGTGCGAAAGCGAAACCGGAAAATTGTCGAGATATTCATTCAGGATATCGATGACCAGAACGTCGCCGATGTTGAGAGCCGAACCTGAGAACGTCGCCGTTATTGTCGCCGCGGCGACCGTCGCGCTTCCCAGGAC